TATCCAGTTCATTTTTTGCATCAAAAGCAGTAAATATTCTAGGAGCAAATACTAGTTTTTCTGGAGTTTTAGCAAGATCAACAGGTCAAATCTTAAATCCAAATACAGAACTATTATTTAATGGTGTAAAATTAAGAAGTTTTAATTTTTCATTCAATCTTGCTCCAAGAAATGGTAGAGAAGCAGAGGAAATCAAAAAAATTATTAGAAATTTAAAAATAAATATGGCACCTACCTCAACAATTACAGAAGGATCTCAGAATGGAAATGCAGGACTATTCCTTAAATCTCCAAATGTGTTTCGTCTGAAATATAAGACTGGAAATAATGATCATAAATTCTTAAATAGTTTTGTTGTTGCGGCACTTACAAATGTTCAGGTCAATTATACAGGTTCGGGAACTTATATGACATATAATGATGAATCTAAAACACCGGTTCATATGGTGATGCAATTATCATTTCAAGAACTAAGTCCAATTTATGCAGAAGATTATGAAAAAGACCGTGGTGCAATAGGAGTAGGATACTAAAATGGGTTATTTCAGAGAACTACCAGATGTAGAATATCAGTCATTTTTGTCTGATGCAATTTCATCACAAGATTACTTAAAAGTCAAAAACTTATTCAGAAGAAATAAGTTGCGTGATGACTTACAAAATGTTTTTACACTCTTCAATAAGTATGAAATCGTAGAAGGTGCCAGACCTGATACAGTTGCCGAAGAGTTTTATGGTAAGGCAGATTTAGATTGGGTAGTCTTAATGACTGCCGGTATTATTAATGTAAGAGATGAATGGCCTTTATCTAATTACCAATTATATAAGTATGCAGAAAATAAGTATGGTGTAGAGAACTTATCTAATATTAATCATTATGTTACTAGGGAAATCAAAGATTCGAATGGTAGGTTAATTCTTCCAGAAGGTAAAGATGTCAATGAAGATTTTACTTTAAATTATAGTGATAATGGTTCTAAAGTTTCTTTATCTGGTATTAATGTGAGAAGAGGTGTTACTAACTGGGAATATGAAACAAATAAAAACAATAAAAAATCCTCGATTTATTTACTAAAGCAAGGATATTTACAACAATTTTTAAATGATATGAGAGAGATTATGATTTATGGTTTATCCTCAGAGTATGTGAACGAATCACTGATTAGAACTGAGAATACCAAAGTCACAATCCCTAACTAACTCAATCTGCTGCAAGTTTAGCAAAATAATTTAGTGTTTCGTCATCTTCATCATTATTAGAAGACGACTTTTCCAAGAACGGTGATGAACTGGTTGTAGTGGAAGTGGAATCTGTAGATGGTGATTCTGCACGATTCTGTTGACGGAACTCTTCTTCTTCCTGAGCAGTTTCTTGGTCTTGGAACTTAGTTGTTCCTTTGATACCGAGAACATAATCAAGACGCTTCTTCAGTTCATCATAAGACTTGAATTGGTCTGGAGCAACAAACTCTTCGAGAGAATACTCTTTCTTCCAGATTGCTTCCATTGCATCATCATCTTCCAGAAGTGCATCCTGACGGGCAAACTCTGAAGAATCATAGTTACGATAACCGGCAACATTCTTTGCCTTCAGTTTGAAGTTAGCACCCTGCCAGAAGTCAAATGGATCAATTGCTTCCTCGTCCTCAAACTCGGGTTGCATTGCGGCAGTAATCTTATCAAAGATTTTCTTACCGAATTTGTAAAGCATTACCTTACCTTCATTCTCAGGATTAGCAGGATCCTTGACGACATAGATGTTTGCAACATAAGTCAGTTTACGTTTCTGCTTACGTGCTTGATCCTTACCGGAATCGGTGCCGTTGTTCCACAGCATCGTATTATATTCTGACATTGGATCTTTCTGACTCAGAGTAGTCAGAGAGTTCTCAATATACCATCCACCAGGACCTTGGAAGGCATGGGAATAAAGTTTAACAAATGGAAGGTCTTCACCTTCAGGAGCAGGAAGGAAACGAATAACGGCATAACCATTACCGCCTTTATCACATTCTAGTTTCCACAGACGTTCATCACCTGAACTACCTGCATTATTCATTTTTTCGACTTCTTTGACTAGTTTTTGTGTCAAAGAACCAAGTTTAGATTGCTTTTTAAGATCAGCAAAAGACATTTAGATTACCTTAGATTAGTTTGGATTTTTTAGATTTACTTAGATATTATAACAAATAGAGACTTAATTGTCAATCTTCGATATAATCTTTGAGTGATTTTATTGTTGCATTCATATTACTGAATAAAGTCAACATATCAGTCTCTGGAGGAAACCCCATTGATGAAACTGACTTACGTAGATTATCTTTCATTTCGATGGCTTTTGGGTCATCAGAAAGAGATAATCTTGTATACATCACTTGCTGTTTTTCAAGCAAAGTTGAAAGTATTTCAACGTGTTCAAGTTTTTGCTCACGAGTCATATTTCCGAAAGAAATAAAACTCTCGTAGATTTTTTCTTGCATTTCATTAATTTCACTCAGTTCTTCCTGAATGATATCAGAATCAAAAAAGTCACTCATCTACAAGTTCCCGCAAAATCTTTTTAAATTTGAACACATCAATATTTAGAAAGGGAGAATATTTTTGAAGTTTTAAACTTACGGTTTCCCATACAGGATCTTTCAGTTCTTTATCAAAGTTCTTTCTGAATGAGAATATTCTATCATAGATTACAAAAGTTTCAAGACTTATGTCTCCACCAAGAAATCTTTTTAAGATTATTGGATGACCTTTCAAACAACTGAACAGATTCTCTAATTCGTTGTTCGAGAGTAATTCGTTGCTTTGTTCTTTGAACAAGTAAGTCAAACTCTGTTGTCTTTTTGTCCAATCTGAATAAGTCCTTTCTCCAGAACTGATAATTTCTCCAATCCATAAGTTTTGTGGGTTGTCTGCGTATGCGAAATTAGATACAAGAAATTTTACAACTTCTTCGTCATTATATTTACGGGAAGTTTTTTCAAACCAGTATTTGTCTCTTCTTTTATTGAATGAAGAGACACTTGCACGGGTCTTCGCACCATATCGGAAGAAGTCGTATTTTGGATTTGTAAAATGATTTTTTAGTGACAAATAATGTTGGTAGGTATCAAATGGGGTCACTTTCATATAGGCAATTTTGCTTTCGAAGTTGCTTTCATAAAATTAAGTCTCGTAGCATCCCACTTTAGTTTTTCTTTCAGTGGTTTTGATACAAGTTTTGTGACTGATTCCACTTCAAGTTCATTGATTTCGCAATAGTGAACAATTGCATCAATGTAATTGATTTTTTCTTCTGCAACAATCTTTTCAATCTCTAATGCAAACCTAGATGGTGTTAGAAATTTACTCGCAATTGCTTTTTCTAGTTCTTTATTCGGTTCCATAGAGTTCCAATTTATCTGTAACAAACTTTCTAATGTATTCGGTAAGAAGTTTGATATACTTTGATTTGTCTCTTTCTTCGTAGACGACACATTCTCCATTTTCACAAGCCATAATGATTACAAATTTTTTAACTGGAATACCAGTCATTTCAAACAACATACATCCATATGCTGCACATTGGACAAAATAGTTTTCGATCCAATCTCTTGGTTTCGGTTTTTTAGAAGTCTTAAAGTCAATTATTGCTAATTCACCCTCGTATTCTGCAATACAATCGACGGTTCCAGCAATACCTAACTGCTTACTATATAGGGAAGTTTCTAGAGCATGAATATTATCAATATTCTTTAAAGTACCCTTAGAAATCTTAAATAAGAACTCAGAGATAGGAGGAACTTTTAGTAACTCTATATTCTTTAGGTGACACTCAGTAAGACTATGGAAATCAGTTCCACGACGTGTTGCTGCCTTTGTGACTCGATTTGCTTCTTCATCACCAACTCTTTTTCTCCATTTTACAAAAGTTTCCTTATTATAATGACTGGTTACCGAAGTTATCGAGACCAGTTTTAAGAGTTCTTCTTCATGAGGAACAGAATAATATCTGACTCCATCAATAGTCTCTCTCTCAAGAGGAGAGAGATTCAAATCAACATGATTAAACATTAAAAACCTGATTCCATTTTTGCTACAATGTATTCCTTGACAAGACCTGAACGAACAATATCATCAACACCAAACTCAATTATATCAAATGATGGCATTTTACGCAAGATGTTCATAAAGTCAACAATACCATTCCTTTCATTTGCCTTATTTAAATCTGACTGACGAGCATCTCCACAGAAGCAGATTTTTGTATTCTCACCAACACGAGTAATGATACTGTCAAGTTCATGAAAATTTAGGTTCTGAAATTCGTCAACAATTACAATCGAATTGTCAAGTGTCGTTCCACGGAGAAATGATGTACTCCAGAATTTGATTGATTCCTGCGATTTAAGATTGCCATATAACATCTCAAAATCAGCATCACTTGGCATCTGGAACATATACTTTACCATATTTTTATATGGTATTTGATAGATGTCTGCCTTATCTTCATGGGAACCAGGAAGAAACCCAATCTCTCTGGTTGCTACAAGAGACCTCACAAGGTATATTCTCTCATAAGGTGTATTCTCGTCTAATACATCTTTAAGTGCATTGAAGAGGGTTATAAAGGTCTTTCCTGTACCTGCACAACCATATGCAACTAAATGCTTTCCTTCTTTATAAGAGTCAAACAGTCTTTTTTGATTCTCATTAAGTGGGTCTATATCCACTAAGTATGAAGAACTTAGTGGTTTTTTTCTTTTCATCTGCTTTGTTGTAAGACCAACTCCAATGGGTTGATCATTCGCAGATGCTCTTTTTCTTCTTGCCATTAGATTTTAGATACTTTAGAACCTGGTGCTTTTGATGCCTTATTTAAAACCTCATTCCATCCAGGATTTCTTGCGACCAATTTATCTCTCCATTCTCCTACTTCTGCAGGTTTAGGACAAGTGGATGGGTCAGACCAATCTCGAATCCAATCACTATTTTCTTCACACCATTTTGGCCATTCATGAACACTCAGAACGACTTCTTTTTGTTCACCAGTTTCTTTATTAATAATCGGATATGTTGCCATGTTATCAATTCAGTATAAAAATATTTAGACCCATTCCAGAGATTCTGCTACTGTTGGAAATTGCTCTATAAAAACATTCTTACATGCTTCTGCAATGTCCATGTGCTCTTTCTGAGTTCCATTAGCAGATCTCAGAGTGATATAATGGATCCAAGAACGACATGATCCACTCATATAAAGTCTTGTAGGAGTTGCTAAAGGAAGGATAAATCTTGCACATTCCTTTGCAATTCCCTCATCAAGCATTGTCTGATACAATGCCATTGCATCTCTGAAGTGATCTTGCATCAACATTTCATACTTCTGTTGGACAAAGGGATCAATATCATCAATAGAATTCTGACGATTTTTTGTGTCTTGACGACGAAGTTCAGGTAGGGGAATCTTCTCACCAAGCAGAGAACTATCAGCATACCGTTGAGAAAATTCTTGGAATGTAAAACTCCGATGACGCAAGATTTGAGCCGCAAGTCCTCTTGTGGTCTCAATTTCAAGAGTCATAAATGACTGCTCAAAGACACTCCAATGTTGATGTTTTACACAATACTTAAGAAGACCAGCAACCTTTGGATTCTCTTGATTAGAAGGATTTGACACTCGTGCCACATATCCCATCATTTTTTCAGCATCAGGTGTAACACTGATTAATTTTACATTCATTCTCCAAATCCTTTTGAGTTATTTTTATCTATATTAGCAATTTGTTGTTTTACAAAACGCAATTGTGATTTCATTTGTCTGATGTTTTCTTCACTATAGAGATAATCTTTCTCTATCAGTCTTTCAAGCAATTTTACAAGTTCTTTTGCTTTTTTTGTTTCAGTCATTTTCTTCCTCAAAAACTTCATCGTAATCTTCAATATATCCACTATTTGGGATATAGTCTACCTTATCATCCCTATCAGAATTTACTTCTGCCTTTAGAGAATCTAAAAGAAGTTCTAAATTACGAATAATCAAATTAACTCTTTCTTTTTCCATATACAAAATTACTTCGATATTATTATAGCATAAAAAAGAGGGTCTTGCGACCCCCAATAAAGTTAAGTGCGATAATCGTCAACTTTGTGATGCAAACTTACGTTCGATTTTGATACCACGATACATGAGATTGTGGTTACGAGTTGCGGTTTGCTCTGCTAACACAGCGGCTTTGTATGCCTCTTTGTCGTACTGCTTACCACGATAAGTGATAGTAGTCATGATTTTACTCCTAAAGTAGTTGGATTTTTAGGCCCGTTCCTTTAGTCGTTTGCGTCCCAATAACATTTAGGATTTGACTCCTTCATTGTCTCAACCAACTCAACCTTAAAAGCATTACTAATGTTCTCATTTTTCTGCATACGCAGAATGATAGCATCAGTTTGCTGACAGGTGAGGGTTGTGTAGAATAATAATTCTAACATGGGATGAACGCTCCGTTCCGCGACTTACTTGCGTCAGAGTCTCCTCTGATGAACGATAGGTCTATTATAGACCCTATACTGTATTTAGTCAACACCCCCTTCAAATTTGTCAAAAATGACGGATGATGTGATTTTGTTCAATCCTTCATCTCCATAATTATCGAGCATATATTCACACATTCTAGAAAAAATTCTAGGAGATTTACTAGTGAACAATTGAGCAATATCAGTTTTAATAGAACTCATGAAAAATTTAAGTTCTTCTCTATTCGTATATTTGCCGGAAAGTAGATTATGCCTTTTAAAAAGACGAAAGTATTTTTCTCTATCAATCTCTTTAATAAATCTTTTTGCAATAACCATTTTCCTTACAATTCTTTCAAGTTGTTCATAATCATCATGATACTCAGGCAAATCTAAAGACTCAAAATAAGATTTTTTGACTTTGAGTGTTGAATACAATAACCAAATTTCATCATCCACAAGGGAAAGATCATCATCTGATAATGCAGAAATACTTTCGGGATTTAAAATTAAAACATCATTAATACAAGACAAAAAAAGTTTTAACTCAAATTTTTGATGGGGGTTTGGTCGTTGCCGAACTGGTGGGGTTAGAAGAACTTGCTGCTCTTGCTGCCGACATTGATTCTTCAACTCCTTATGCCTTTGACGCACCGAAGGCATAAAGGGAATCATTTCAAGTGTCATGTCATTATGATTGACTACTCCCGTATTATACACAAAAAAGCACCCCTTGTGAGGAGGTGGTGTGACAATTTTACAATCGACCCTACAGACCAAAAATTTGCCGGAGATTTTTTCTCGACTTTTTTGGAATTATTTCCGCTTTTTGGATGGGGGTGGTGGTTCATTACCCCAGAGCTTAGGATTAGTTCTTCCCATACCAAAATCAATCCCCTTTAAATTCTCACGAAACTTATCCCAGTACATATTAAAGATACGAACTTCTTTCTGACTACGAGTTAAATCATATCTCGTTATCCCATCAACCACATAAGTTATTATCATAGCATCATACGGACAATCTTTGGTGGATACTTGTTCCCAAGTTCCATTGTCCACTAAAATTTCACACCCATATACGGATTTAGAATTTTCTTTTTCTGATGATGTCCATGTAGTCATAGACTGTTCCTCTTCTGTTTTAACAGGAGCATCTCCCAATTGATTTGCCATAATTATGAACGATTTCCCCAAGTAATATCTGGATATGCTTCACCTACAATTTCCTTTGTGATCTTATACTTATCAGAAAGTTTTTTATCCTTACAAAGACAAACAATCTCTGCTTCTAATGGGTGAAGTCCTTCGAGAATATTGATGAACATCGTTTCACGACGAACACCACTCATAGCATCATTACCACCCTTAAGGAAGTGGTAGAAGTTCTTAAACTCCCTACGAATTGTGGTATGTCCGTTCTTATCACTTGAACCCACTGAGAATGAATCAGTCTCATGCATTCTACGGACTTCTTCTGAGATTTTAGTACTCAAAGTTCCATTTGATGATGCCTGATCCTCAAATCCTGAATAAGGAACTTCACCTTCAGGAAGCATAGAAATTAAACTCTCATCAAAGTTCCAAATCAATACTGCTTTCAAAGAAACATGTTCATACATCTTAAGAACTTCGATTTTCTTTACCTTGCTTCTTTGTTTAGAAACAAGATCTAAAACTTCAAAGACAAATGGATTTCTTGGTAGTTGCAGTGATACTACTGCCTTAGTCGTTGTTGTTTTCTTCTTCTTCGTTGTTGTCGTCATAGTTTTCAAAATTAAATGCGATTACTTCATCTGGAATTAGATTTCCTTGCTCATCAAACATTTCAGGATGATATCTCGGTGCCTCTCTATAGTTCATCATGTATTCTCTGGCAGTCCAACCAATTATCAGACCCACCATGAGAAATAAAATAGTCAGAAATGAACCAAATACTAAACTAGTTGCTAACATTTTTCTTACTCCGGGATGTCTTGATAGAAAATTCAAAATGAATATTTACTTTCCATCTTAGAAAGCAAACCATCTTTTCAAACATAATGTGAAATGGTTCTGTTTGCTTTCTCTTACCTCCGTTGAGCAAGAATTCAATACCACGATTTATGTGGTCTTCATTTTTATTTATGTTAAGACTTGATGACTTGTTGTTCTCTGAGGAATTTGATTGTGTCAATACATCCTCCTAATTTTTTATCGTCACATACTACTTGCGGAAAAGTAGAACCCCTACCAAATTTAGCATAGAATTCTTCTCGTGTAAAGTCCTCTTCAAGATTATAGGATACGAACTGTGTTCCTGTCAACTCTAGTACTTGTTTAATCTTGTAGCAGTGAGGACAATTATCTTTTGTGTAAACTTTAAAATTCATATTAATTTTTTTCCTTTATATATTATACCACATAAACAAGAATAAATAATTCAAAATAGATTTTGTAATGAGCAATTTTTCTGATAGAGGGTGGTATTACCTTCCTGAAATTATTACTAAAGAAGAAGCAATAAGAATTAAATATCAAAATCTTTGTGGTGCTATGAGTGATTTGGGATCACTTGAAGGACACTGGGATAAAGAAAGAGGAAGAGTATTAACTTGTTATGCTCCACCATCATCTACCTTTGTAGTCCATAGAGTCAAACCAATTCTTGAAGATCTATTAGGAGAAGAACTTATTCCTTCTTACTGGTTCTCTACGACTTATCATAACAAAGGTTGGATGAATTGTCATACTGATAGACCATCATGTGAAGTATCAGTTACAATGAATATTTTTGGTAATGCAAAATGGCCTATAAAACTCAAAGATCTTACAGGAAAACGTCAGGAAGTTGTAACTCCTCCGGGTGATGGTGTTGCATACTTAGGAACAATTGTTCCCCATTGGAGAAGTCCATTAAGAACTCATGAGAATGATAGTTTTATGCAACTCTTTTTACATTATGTAAGAAAGAATGGACCTTATGCGGACTATGCTTATGATAGAAATCAAAAATGTTATGACTTACTCACGAACTAAAACGACCTTCTGGTTCTGGTAATGCAGGAAGAGTATCATTAATCAATACAATAGATCTTAATTTTTGTGAGTAATCTTTAGTTATATTTGCATCAACTTCAACTGAAGATGGACTGGAGGGAAAAACATCTGTGGTGATTCCAACGGATGGTAAATCTCTTAAAGATTGTCTCCAATTCTTAAAATCGTCTGCTAATGCACTTCCATCCTCTTTTGTTTTTATAACAACCCAATCAGTCTCTTCCAAAACTTGATCTCTAACTATTCTTATTTCACTATATCTTTTTTCAGTTTGTCTTGCATCATAATTAGAAATTTCAGTGTCCCATTGTTCTTGAGTTAATATTTTAAGACCATCACTTTCTACAATAGTATTTGCTTCTCTGTAAGTTACGTCATGTACAGTTACTGTAGTTGTTTCACCCGTTTCTTCTTCAGTTTCTTCGTTTATAACAGGTTCTTCAAACTGCCTTTCTGTGGAACTTACTACAGTGATATTTGAATCACTCTGATACTCTGCCAAAACTGCTGGAGTTACAGTTTTTGAATACTCAAAATACTCTGGAACTTTTGATAGGCAAATATGATCCCCATTCTCATCAGTTAAACGATGAACAATTTCCAAACTTTTTAAATTTGGAAATACATATCCCCTTATACCACCTCTTATCCATTCTCCAGTATCTCTATCCACTAAAAAGTGTTTAATTAATTGAGACATTTTTATCAGTACACATTTATATTGTATTTATCTTCTATCTCTTTATCAATCTCTGCTTTCGTAGGCATACCTTGAACAGTCATCCAGTTTACCATTGCATAACGAGTTCCTGAGATCACTGGTTCTACTTTATGAAGATAAAATTGTGAAGATGGAAAAGCAACTAACAATCCTGGTTCTGGTTTAATACGAACTCTAAGATCTGGGAATACAAATTCCCCACCTTCAAAATCATCATTCAGAAAAAGAATTGTTGATAAATCTCTATCTACAGACTTCTTCCAGATGATAGAACCATCAGGGTTCTTCCACCTTGATACTGCATCATAATGTCCTTTATAGTGTCCTCCTGGTTCATATATAAGCAACTGAGGAAGTTCACTATCTCTTATCTTAAACTCATAAAAAGGATTGATTACATGATGAACGATATTATCATAAAGTTCTTTAACTTCACCAATAATTTTTGAGATATCAGAACAATCTACATTTCTTACACTTAAATCAATCCGTGATGGATGACCTTCTTTATTTTCATTTGCTTTATCACCATCAAACACACCCATCTTATCTTTGGGTGCAATCTTTGCATGATTCACTAAGAAATCAATTCCTTCCTTTGATACAACTTTTGGTTGTATCAATACATTTCTAAGTATATCATTCATATCATAATGATGTAGGTATTTTATTTATTGCTTAAGGTCTTGATTAAATAACGATCCATTAAGTTGCTTCTTTTCTTCATCCTCAATAGATGAAAGAATTTTTTGATCCATACCAGTAATTTCAGAAATACCGGCAGTAACATTTTCCTGTAGTTTACTCAAGAAATCAAGAGGATTGGTTGGGTCACCAAATGATCCTTTAGTTCTATTCACATCATTCCCTAATACAGTAGGAGCACTTGCTCTTCTCATAGAACGAATATTACCAGCATTCACACCAGTTTTTGCAGCAAACAAATCATCAATAGATTGATTCGAAAGTCTTCTTTCCCAATAGTCTGGTTGATCTGCATCAAACTGATCTTTATTAACTAATTTTCCACCATTCAATTCAATCAAACGACTGATTAACTTATCAAAACATTCAAGTTCTTGAACTGATGCCTTGAAACCATGATTAAGTCCCTCAAGCATACGATGAAAATGAAACTCATCAATATCATACCAACACAATTCTTCACCACCATCACGGGTTTTCCACCAGATTGGTTGAGTCTTATCCTTTCCTTCCCACTTATAATGAAACTCTCTTGCTTCTTTCTTTGCACTAATAATTTTAGAAAGAAGACCTTCTGCTACACTCTTACGATTGATTAAAGCAGCCTTAAATGCAGATGGAATTGTAAAAGTATCATGAATAATAAACTTTTCAATTTGAAAGTCAGAACGACCTTGTGCTAGTTCTACTTCACTTTCAGTCCAACGATTTGCTTCATTCAGAACCTTAAACATAAATTCATTCTTATCATCCAAAACTTCCGTGGAAGATGCAAGAGCAATCGATTCATAATTGTTAGTCATAAAAATTACAAAATATCAATCTAATTTTAGTTATTTATATTCTAATTATAATTTGTTTAGTTTGAGACTGCTGCTGATCTCTCTCTTGCTTGAGATAAATTATTACCTGGTGTCGATGTAGTCTCATTAGAGAAATCAATACGATCTACTGTAGTAACTATAGTCGATGAAGGTGGTGAGTTCTCACCACCACCAAAGTAACCATAAGAACTACTTGAGACTGCTGCCAACAGTCCTCTTTCTTGAGAAAGATCATTTCCTGGTAATGTCATAGTTTCATTAGAGAAATCAAGACGTTCCACTGTGTCAATCGGTGGAGGGAAGTTTTTTTCACCCCCAGCAAAGTAACCATAAGAACTACTTGAGAGTGCTGCTAATTCAGCTTTTGATTTATCTAAATTATTACCTGGTGCCGATGTAGTCTCATTAGTGAAATCAATACGGTCTACTAGTTTCTTGAAATCAAGGTTTTTATTTCCACCACCAAAGTAACCATAAGAACTACTTGAGACTGCTGCTAACATTGCTCTTTGTTGAGTTAAATTATTACCTGGTGCTGATGTGGTCTCATTCGAGAAATCAATACGGTCTATTGTATTCTTTGTATTTACATCTATATACCCACCACCAAAGTAACCATAAGAACTACTTGAGAGTGCTGCTAATTCCTCTCTTCCTTGAGGTAGGTTATTCCCCAGCAATGACATAGTTTCATTAGAGAAATCAAGACGGTTTATTGTAGCAAGATCACTTAATGGTCCTGGTCCTGCTTCCCCACCACCAAAGTAACCATAAAAACTACTTGAGTTTGCTGCTAGACTATCTGTTTCTTGAGGTAAAGTAGCAGTTACTGGTGATATAGTCTCATTCGAGAAATCAATACGGTCTACTGTGTCAACTCTAGACGATGGACCTGGTGAGTCCTTACCACCAGCAAAGTAACCATAAGTTCTCGAACCTTTTATTCTCTCTGATGCTCCTCCGGATACTGCTGCTAAACTATGTCTTGCTTGAGTTAAATTATTACCTGGTGCTGATGTAGTCTCATTAGAGAAATCAATACGGTCTATTGTGTCAAATCCAGGTGGAGTGGAATAACCACCACCAAAGTAACCATAAGAACTACTTGAACATGCTGCTAAACTAGATCTTGCTTGAGATAAATTATTACCTGGTGCTGATGTGGTTTCATTAGAGAAATCAATACGGTCTACTGTGGTAAAATCAGATGGAGTGGCATAACCACCACCAAAGTAACCATAAGCACTACTTGAGACTGCTGCTAAACCATCTCTTGCTTGAGTTAAATTATTACCTGGTGCCGATGTAGTCTCATTCGAGAAATCAATACGG